GGTCAATGCTTTTTTATATCTTGCATCGGCTCTTTTTCTCTCCTTGTCTCTGTCATTGTCCCAACTCAAAATTGTCTTCCCATTCTTCAAATTTTTTCAGGAATGAAGCAAACTCCATTGACTGAAAAAGAATCCAAAACTTTTCTTTGGTCAACTCATCATCAATCAATTCCATATGATTCAATTTATATTCTTCAGTTTCCAGAGGCAGAGAAACCAACTGAAGATTTCTTTCAATGATCTTCTGGTTCTCTGGTTCGTTGAACTTCTTCAGCAAGTTCTCTGAAACCTCTGCCTTCATTGCCAGTTTTATTGCAGGCATCTTTTCTGATTTGCTCTTGGCCGGATCTGCAACTCCCCTGATCCCAGGCACCCCATCGGAGTTGCAACCGCCAATGGCTTTTGCAGTTGCCCACACCTCTGGTTCTGCGCCATATTTTTTGATGAAGTTCTTCTTGGTCACAAGTCTTTTATATGTCCATTGGGAAACAGAATCATTCAAACATTGATAGAGGTCAGCATCACTGGACACAATGACAAACTCTCTGTCATTCCAATATTGGACAAGATAGGCAATCAGGTCATCTGCTTCAAAACCTTTTTGGCAGAAGATGTTCTTGAAGCCTAACAGGGGAAGGAATTTTCTCCTGATGAAATTGAATTGATTGAAGGCAACCATCAACTTGGCTGTGTCATCTGGATCTTTCTTTTCTCTCCGCTTCTTCTTGTAGTCAGGAAAGATTTCCTTCCGGTGATTTTCTTTTGAGTCCCAACAAAAAATGAATTGATTTGTCTTGAACTCTTTTGACAGGGAAAGCATCTGCCTTGCAAATCCAAAGATAACAAAAACCGGAACCTCTTGGACAGAGAGTTCCGGCAATGTGAAAAATGACCGATAGCAGAGGGAGTTGCTGTCAACTATCAAGGTTGGTTTGTCTGGATTGAATTTCAAATTTGTTTTCCTTTTTTCAGTTGGCATTCCTTTTGACTGCTTCTTGTAATTCATGACAGGACTTCCAAGCCTCTTCCATGTTGGGACTCCGAATCTTCAGGGCATCATAAAATATTTTTTTATAGTTCCAGGTGGATTCAAATCTCTTCCACCAATTCAGGAACTCCGCCCATTTGTTATCATGCCAAGTGGGACACCAAGCACCTGACCGGCAGACAAAGACCATGTTGAAGTCAGGAAGTTTTTCAGGAATTGAATAATAAATGTTGATGTCATATTCATAGAAATCAAATTCAACTTGATCGGCAATGATCTTGTGATCATCTCTTTTCCATTCAGGAAAAATGAGATTGTATTTGTCAAGCAATCGGTTTTCTATTGCCCTGAATGCCCAATTGGAACAATCAACCATGTTGTCAGGCAATCCTTCTCCATATCCCAAATCATGATGAGCATCGAAGTTCCAAAGCACAATATTTTCAGGAGGAGTGTCAGACAACAAAACTTCTATTGAGTTCAAACCTTCCAACAAAGTCCAAAGGCTTGAGTGGCTTTCAGAGATTGCCAGCAATCCAGGTTCCTTCTCCTTGTTGATGACAGAATCCCAAAAGGTTTCGAAGCCTGCGGGAGTGTAGGATTCCAGGGCCAATTCTTTTGTGAACAAGTTGATGTGGTTTGTCCTTGCAAACCAAATGTGGTTTATGAAGAAGCTGGCTTCCCTGTGTCCCCAATCATATCCAGAAGAATCAGGAAAGAAGAAATCCCAATCCACTGACAGAACATTATAATCCATGATGCCTCCCTGAAAAATACTGACAGCTAGAACCTCACTTTTTGTTTTCTCTCAATCCTGAATTTTTCTCTGATGTCTTCCCAAGTATCAATGACCATCTCTCTGAGTTCCACTTCCAAACCTTCTTTTTCAATGTGGTCAATGGCTGGCTGAATCGTTGCAAATGATTTCTTGAAAATATTATATTTATTATCACCAGTTGCTTCTTTGAAAAACTCAAGGTTTGCCATCACATCATCAATCCCATATCCAAACCGGATTGGAACAGAGCAAGTTCTGTATGGTTCATCAATGCTTGATTTTTTCACCTCACAGATTGAACGAATGCCAACGATCTTTTCAAAGACCTTGCTTCCAATCTTCTTGCTCTTTTTTATTTTGGAATTTCTATAGTCAGGAAAAACTCTGATTCTCAATGAAGCATAATATGGAATGCCTCTGCCGCCAGGAGTCACAAGTCCACTGTTCCCTTCCCTCTCTTGATTGGTGCAAGCAAGGATCAACCTCTTGTTGGCAATCACCCTGCAAGACTTCCGCAAGTTCTGGGAAAAATCCTTTGCCCTTTTCATTCCCATCTTGTCAGCATCTTCCATTTCCATTTCAGTTGAAAGGGCGGCAAGAGAATCAGCGGCAACAAGATTCACTGTGTCAGGGTTGGCGGGTTTCCAATTCCATATGTGACCAAACATTTCATTCACGGTGTCAGGGCGGTGATAGAGTTCTTCAGGCATTGACACTCCATAGATCCCACAATATTCTTTGTCCAGCCTTGCTTCAGGATCAAGGAATTTCACTTCCCCTTTTTTATCTTGAATGCTCCTTGATAGTTCAACAAGGATGCTTGTTTTTCCTGCGGAAGATGGGCCGAAGATTTCAATGATGATGCCGGAAGGAATCCCACCACCTCTGACTCTGCTTCCAGAGCAGGCAAGATCCAGCAGAGTTGATCCGGTTGAGAAAACTTCTTTGAAGGAAACTTCTTCCTTCTCCACTGGCTTTCTGATTGACTCTTTTATTTCTCCGGTTGTTGGCATCTTTCTTTTCGGCTTGGGTTTGCCGGTGGTTGTTTCACTTGTTTTCTTTTGGGTTCGTTTCATATATCTTCTCCGTGAAGCTGTGGGGAGGAATGGTCACTCCCCACAAGAACAAGACATCTATCTTTTCCGCCTTGGTTTTGCTTCAGCCTCATTGAGGATTCTTTGTTGCTCTGCGGCGCATTTCTCCCAGATGCCCTGATCACATTGTTCACAGTCATCCAGTTGATCACAGTCTTCACCCCAGACACCGTTCACAGGGCAATAGTCAACAATGTCTTCCTCACTTGCCTTGGCCTGCCGCTTTCTCTTGGGCTTCTCTTCAGGCTCATCCTCCTGGGGTTCTTCTTCTTCATAGACTTCATCCTCTGGAACATCCTCATCAACTTCTTCCGGCTCATCCTTGCCCTCATAAGGTGCGCCATAATAGATTTCAGAAATCTCTTCATAGGAAAGAACCTTGACATATTCATCAAGCGGGAGAAGGTCTTCAATATATTCTTCCATGTCATAATCCCGATCAACAAAACGATAGCCAGCATATGTTGGAAATTCCTTGGAAACATTCTTGATGGTGAATGCAACTGTCTTGCCTTCCCAATAATGACCATAGGCAATGTATGCTGTTTCTTTGCCATCCCTTGAAGGCAATTTGGAAATCTCTTGCAGATGGTCAACTGAATAAAAGAAGGGACTGTTCCAAAGCTGGACACCCTTGTCAATTTCCTTCTGGGTGTCTTGAACAACAACATGCCAGATGGCACGGTCTTTGGGGTTCAGATGTTTATAGTCATCAAATTCAACTCCATCACTTTTCATTTCAGCAACGTGTTCACAGATGGGACACTTCTTTCCATATGGGCCAGGGCAAACAACATCAATGTCCTGGGTTGGGCCAATGCGCCTGTGAACTTTCAACCAAAGAAAATATCTGAGTTTGTCTTCAACAAAGTTGACAGCCCAATCATTTGTGCCTGACTTGTAGGGCATGACATCCATGAGGTGATCCCCTGTCTTTGGATACCACCAACTGATTTTGGTGTCACCCATATCCAGAAGAACACTTTGCTTGCCGGAAGTCTTCTTCTCATCCTCTCTCTGTGTCTCCATGAGTTCCTTGGCAATCTTCTCTCTTTCCTCTTTGCTCATCCTCTTCCTTCCAGCGGGAGGAGCCGCCCTTCTTGTTGGCCGCTTTGCTCCGCCTGTGGGCGGTGGTGCTTTCCTTGTGGGTCTTGCCGCATTGCCTGCCGGTTGTCTGGTTCTGTTCGGCTTGCTGTCTACTGGCCTTCTTTTCATTTTTTGTTCCTCCTGAGTCTCATGGATTGTTCAGTTGCTTCACTTATCCCTTGATCAGTTTTTTTGACAGATGATTCCTTTGCCTCTTTGTTCACGTTGGGCTTTGAATAGAACCCTGCAATCCAAAGATCACTGAGTTTTTCCAAAGCCTTTTTCTTATGCTCCAATGCCCTGAGAACACCGCCATACACATTGCATTCTTCACAGGCATTCAAATATTCATCAAAGGCTTTTTCATATTTCACGGAAGCAATAATGGCGGATTTTATTCCTGATTCAGTGGGCTTGTCTTTCAGGCCAAACTCTGTGGGGTTCTTTCGGATTTCAATGTCCAACTCCGCTTGCACCAATTCCATCTGCTGTTTGATCTTGTCTCTGTTCTTGATGGCCTTGACAGAAAGTTCCGAATAACTCAAATAAAGGTTGTATTGTTTTTCAAGATCCTCATCCAGGTTGAAGCGGTCAACCTCTGTGTCAATGTCATAAAGATTTTCCGGCATGTTCTTTCCCTCCCCTATTTTTTCCTGAGATACTTCTTGAAATCCATGTCTTCAATTTCACTCCAAGGTTCATTTATCCTTCCAATCTTCACATCAATATCAAGAGGCACAATCAACCAATCAAATTTCCTGGCAGGCTTGACCACCATTGATTCATTGATGATCCGACAAATTTTCCCAACCTCTTTTGGATTCACACTGATTCCAATGGAGTCATGGATTTCCCACATTGTTTTTGATTGCAATCCCTGCCTTGCAATTGTGTTGTTGACATCCATCATGGCATAAAGCAAAAGGTGGAAGGCGGTGCCTTGGATCTTGCCATTGACAATCTGGTTGAAGGAGAGATGGCCGGATCTGCGGAAGCCAAATCTCATTTCAACATATCCCAACTTTTTATATCGTTCCACACTCTTCAACTGCCACTCTTTGACAACGGGAAACTTTCCCCAGAAGTCTTGTTCACAATCTTTGATGTGTTCTTCAAAGTCATCATATCTTCTGATTCCTTCATTCCTCAGATGCTTCTTGACTGTGACTTCCTCTCCGGTCTTCAAGCCCATGCAATTTTGCCAGAGGTTTGCGGCACAGGCTTTGAAATAGCTTCCATAAAATTCAGGGAAGACAAAACCATTCTTGGCAAAGAACCTCAACTCTCCTGTGAGTTGCTGTTCATTGAGTTTGAAAATGTTCATGGCCTGATCACGGTGCATATCAGTGGTGGGGTTCAGGATATAGTTCACCAATGTTGGATCTTGTGATTCACAAGCAATGATCCTGACCTCAAGGGAACCATAGTCAACCTCTGCAAGCCGATCACCCCAATGAGGAAAGACACCATCCCTGACATATTTCTTTGTCACTTTGTCCCTGATGGGTTGGTTCTGAATGTTGGGCTTTGAACTGCTGGATCTATAGGAAGCCGCTGTGTGCAAATCAATGAAAGGGTGAACAGTGTCATCCTTTGATTTCTCTTTTCTGAACTGGCTGAGATAGGTGTCCCTGATCTTGATCAGCTTCCTTCTCTCAAGCAACTTCCTGGCAACCGGATTTTTCAGGGACTCCAAAACTTCCCTGTCCACAGAATCAAAATCCTTTGCAGTCTTCTTGATGGATGTCAGGCCAAGAACATCAAAGAACAGTTCCCTCATGTCTTTGGTGCTGTAGTCTTTGGCCTTTCTCTTGAAGGGTCTTTCCTTCATCTCTTCAAACAGCTTTGCCTCTTTGCTGTTCTCAATTTGGGTTTCTGACTTTGCAATGTTGATAGACAGCTTTTTTTCAACCTCTTCAAAATATACTGGATCAATGCAAAGTCCATTGTGCTGAGTTTCCACCAATGTCTTCAGCCCTTCAAGGAAGAACACCCTGGCTTCTTCAAGCAATGATCCTGGCCGGATCTTCTTCCCTTGCACCTCTGCCAGGGCAAAGGTGATCCATGCGTCAAGTCCACCATAGGTCAGCAGATCAGAGAGGGGAGCCTTGTCAAGGTTGTTCCTGCTCCCTTCACCTGACTTCATGAATGGTCTGATTGATTCATCATAGGGAGGGATTCCAAAATTGACATATCCCTGAAACTTCAGGCCGGAGAAATTTATTCTGGAATCAAGAATGTGGGCGGTGTTCATTGTGCAAGTCAGCCAGCCAACAACCGTTCTGACACCGAAGACAACCCTTGACCAGATTTCTTCAAACTTCAGATTGTGGGCAATCTTGGAAACATTTGGGTTGTTCAGGATTTCAATCCAAAGAGATTTGATTTCATAATAGTCATCATTGGTGAAGCCAGCTTCAGGATGGTCAAAGGGAAAAGCAATTGTGAATCTTGAGGTTGACACATTGATTGACCAAACCTTTGGGTCAGGGTCATTGTAGGGAGAAATGGAACTGGTTTCATAATCAAAAGCAATTTCTAGTTTTTTGTTGAGGATCTTTTTCAAATAATTCCTGATTGATTCAAAGTCAATCAACAATTTGATTTCATCTTCTGCCAATTCCCAAAAGGAATAATCACCGTTGAGTGGTCTGCTCTTTTTCCTGGTGACTGAGGCGGCACGTTTGATGTCTCTCTGCCATGTCAACTTCAGGTGGATGTCATCCTCATTCCTCAAGATGTATGAAGGATGGTAGATTGGCAAGATCCATGAATTGAATCTGGTCTGCTCCGGCACACAAAGACCTCTCCATCTGGTGATTGTCAGATTGGAAAACATGCGGTTCCAGAAACTTTCAACGGCTGTTCCGCCAACAAGGATGATAAATTTTGGATTCAACTGGCGGATTTCTTTTTCAAGAAAAGTTTCATAGCAACACTTTTGTTGCTTGCGGGTTGGCTTCTTGTTTCCTGGCGGTCTGCAACGGACAGCATTGGTGATCCAGCAATCCCTTTGAAGATCAATGCCAACCTTTCTCAATTCAAACCTGAGAAGTTTTCCAGCTTCACCAATGAAGGGTTGACCGGCTCTGTCTTCCTCTGCTCCTGGGGCTTCCCCAATTATCAGAATTTGTTTCAGCCCTGTCCCAGAGTATTTCATTTCAGGGCTTTTGGCATTCTGAAACAAGCCGCAAACCTCACAGTCATAGACAGTCTTTGACTTGGCCTTGACCTTTGGCTTTGGCTTCTCAAAATCTGTGTCAGGGATTTCTTCCCAGGTGTCAGGAACCACTTCCTTGGGAATCAATTCTTCATACAAGGGCAGAGGAACTGAGGCGGCTGGTGTTCGGAACTGTGTGGCGGTTGTTGCTCCTCCGCTGTTCTTCTTTGCCTTGAGTTTTGGTTTGGCTTTTGGGCGTTTCTTCCCCTGATCTTTGGGCAACCGGATGTCAATTGCCCTGTTCTTTCGGCTGATCATAATGTTTGTTTTCTTTGTTCTAATGTCTATGAATAATAATAGTCAATGTCAGACAGCATCTCTTCGATTTCTGCGATTTGATCACCATCAAAAAAGACTTCCAATGACCTCAACCAATCCTTTGCATGGCTTGCATGTTTATCAGTATCAACCAAGACAGGCATGTTGGTTTGATTCTCTGATCCATCTTCATGGATTGAATAGACAAAGGCATCTTTGATTTCCAGGGCAACGATGGGAGAAGGAATCTCTTCTTCCTCATCCTCATCGAAGTTGGGAGCATTGACCAACTCTTTTGATTTTCTTTTGGCTGGTTTCTTCTGGGGTTTTTCTTCCTGCTGTTCTTCCTGCTGTTCATCATCATCAAAATAAACGGTTTCATCTTCTTCCGGTGGTGCATCCTCTTCCGGTTCATCAATGTCACCATATTCAGGATTGTCCACAACCTTGCTGGCTGTCTCAATCTCTTCTTCAATGGGATCTTTTTCCGGCTCAACCAGATCCACTTCTTCATCCTTGGCTTCGGCGGGATCTGCGGGAGGTGCTTGCTCTGATGATTCTTCTTCCACAGTGGAATCAGCATCAACAAGTTCATCTTCTTCAGTGGTGGGCGGCTCATCATCTTCGGTTGAAGGCGGCTCCTCAGTCTCAACCTCATTCTGGCCTTCGGCTTCAGGATCATAGAAGTTTTCCTCATAGAACTGTTCCATCTCCTTTGTGATGGTGCCTTTGGGAACTTGCCCTTCATCCTGTCCATCATCAATGAACTCCAAAGCATCTTTGACCTTCAGGGCCAGGGAAAGAAGGTTGCTGGCTTTGAAGTCTTTCAGGTTGATCTTTTTTCCCTCTGGAACAAATGCAATTTGATTCAATTGTCTTGCAATCTTTTTGAACTCGACAAATGAGGATTTTATGTTCATCTTTCAATTTCCTTTCAGGTTGAAGATTGGAGAACGGAACTATTCAGGAAATTCTTTTGAAGAGACTTGAACCGATGGGAGCATATAAACAAAGACACCTTTGTCATTTGCTTCAGCATACATTCTGAAGACATCCTCCCAGGAAAGACCTTCAGCGGCTCCCAAGATCAACCATCTGATTCCGGTCTTGGCAGAATAGAGTTTCTTCAGGTCAAGATATTTGTCCAGGCTTGAGGCAATCACAAAGTTGGTTCCGCCATTCAGCTTTTTGTTGACAAGGACTTTGCTGGATGTGGTCACTTGGGCGGGAGTGCTGACCTTGACTCCCAGGAAGATGTTGTCTCCGGTCTGGTTCCAATCAAACTCCTTCAGCCTTGCGGCTTGGGTTGTGCAAACCATGAAGAAGATGTCAGGGGTTTCATTCATGGCATTGATGACACTTTGAACAAAGGGCTTCTTGTTTGCCTTCTGCATCAAGTCACCTGTCAGAACAACAATTCTTTCTTCCATTGGTGAATCTGGTTTGGCAACTGCTTTCTTGAGAAGGGTCAGGGCGGCTTCATCTTCGGGAAGGATTGACCAGATCCAGTTGGCAAAATCAACACCCTTGCCAGCCTTCAGGAATTTGGATTTGGTCTTTGGGGTTTGCTTCTCTTTTTTCTTTATGTCCTTGTAGGATTGATCAACGGTCTTCTTCTTGGACTTGACTTCCTCTGCCTTGCCTTCTTTGACAACCTTCCTTGCACGGTTCACCTTTGAGACTGAGGTTCCCAAAGCCTTTGCGGTTTGTTTTGCTGAAGCCTCTTTCTTCTGACCAGCCTTCCGCTTGCCGCCAACGGAATCCACCTTCTCATTCTTTTCGATGTATTCAACAATTTCTTGTTCCGTGATGTTCCTTCGGTTCCGCTGATTGGCTATGGCATAGGCCAGGGCTTCTTCCTCTGTCTCAAATGTTTTGAAGACACAAGGAACTGATTTCCTTTTGCCAACGGCTTCTGCCGCCATGAGCCTTGTGTGTCCATCAAGGCAGACATGCTTTTTCCTGTCTTTGTTTTTCCGCCAAAGGGCAACCGGAAAGGCTTTGTCAAAGCCGTTCTTCTCCATGTCTTCTTGGATGGTGAAGAGGGTTTCATCTTCAATGTTGAACAGACCATCAAAAGGTTTCCTTCTCTCAATCTCATTGATTTCAACAAGACTGCTCCCGCCTGCTTTTGTTGCCATCTTGACTCCTTTCTTGTTTACTGCTTGGGGTTTTCAAAAAATGAAAAAACGTGCTGATTTTTATTGAGAAAAAAAGAATAGGCCATTATATTGATAATCAGCACAAAACACAATCAATTTTTTTAATAATTTTAATAATATTAAAATGATTTTTTCTCGTTCAATGTGGCAAAGGGTTTTCAAAATTTGCGGCAAATTTTGAAAGTCAACTGGTCAGCCATTCAGCATCCAAGATTGGTTGGGATACATACAAATTTTGACAACAAACCAGAAATCTTTTTTCATTGAATCGTTGATGCCGGTGAAGCAGGCAATTCAATCTGATCAATCCATATTCCCTTTCAATGTCTGAACACTGAATGCCAATCAAGCTGTCAACGGTTCCAGCCTTCCGAATATCTTCAGCAAGGTTCACGGTTCCAAAGGTGTCCTTCTCCATTCCCTGTCTGTTTGTCTGGGTTGCTGTGGTCACATTTATATTCTTTGTCTGGGCAAGACTCTTCAAAGATTGCCAGATGTCATTCAACTGATTTCTCAGGGAGTCTTGTCTTGTTGAAGAACTGAGCAGATCAGCATAGTCAATCACCACAAGATCAGGAATGAAATTATACATGAGCCGGATTCTGTTCACCTCTTCAATGATGTCATTGACTGATGTGGTGTAGCATGGATGGCAGACATAAAAAAAATTGGAACTATAGATCCCTGAGAATGCTTCCGCCTGTTTCATGAGCAGATCATTTGACCATTCATCCAAATCAAAATTCTCCCGATGAAAAGCCAATTGAAAATTCCCTCTGAGCCTTTCCCTTGTTCGGCAATAATCACAGCGTTGATAATCAGGATCAACATATTTGCTTTGCATGTTGGAGAGAGCAACCTTCAGCTTGTTGACTGCGTTGCCTTTGGTGATCGGTGAGTCAAGGGTTCCACTGTCAAGGGTGATGTCATTTTCCCTGTAGGGCAATTCACAAGAACCATTTTGATTCTTCATGCAATCAAAGAGGGTCTGATTGATGTTTGTCTTTTTTCTCAGCCTGCCTGACAGCCTTGTCATGATCCTTGATTCAATGTCAACCTTGCTCATCTCAAGAGATATGAACAGAACCTTCATGCCACTTTCAACCGCCTGGAATGCAGACTCCATCAAGAGGAAACTTTTGCCGGATTTCATTGGCCCCATGAAGCTGACAAGATGCCCTCTCTTGAATGGCCCCATGAGTGCTTCAATCTTGTTTCCATAACTGCTGAAACGTGGTGCCATAGAAAACAGGATGTCTGATCCATCGGAGTTCTTTAGCATTGACAGAACACCTTCAATGGAAACTTGGTTCAAAGGAACTCTCAACTCTGTGATCATTCTTTCAGAGATTCCATCAATGAGTTCCTTGGCATCTTCAACTTTGTTTTTCTCCAATAGAAAAAGAACATCCTTCGAAGTGATTTCCAAAGTTCTCTTCTGAAAATATTCTCTGGACAAATCCAAATAATATTCAGCATTGAAAGAGGGATCTTCTGAAAGATCAGAATACATTTCATTGAGGGTGAGAAAGAAATCCTCAATGGATTTTATGAACTCAGGATCATTGATCTTCTTTTTCTTCTGATCGAATAGAGTTCTGATTGCCCTGCCAGGAGCCTTGGAATATTTGTCATAATATTCAATGCAGGCTTCCACAAGAAAATCCAGATAGGGTGATTTCATATAGCCTTTTCGATAGATGGGCCGAATCTCTTCAATATATTTATTTGAGATGATCATCCCAATGGCAATGTTCATCTCTTCACGGACATCAAAGTTTTGAATTTCCAGATCCATAGACAGCTTCCTTTATAACTTTTCAAGTGATCCCTTCCTGACAAAATATTTTTCCATCTGATAATAGAAATTTTCACTGGCAAGATAATGAAATTGCAGATCATCTTCTTCCACTCTTTCAAGCAAATAAAGGGCGGCATATTCAGAGAAAAATTCCTGGGCATTTGAAAAACAATTCAGGAGCAGGGTTCCAAATCCGTTGGTGTAAAATTTATATTTTGACTCATAGAGATTTTCCAGAATGGAAACCATCTTTGGCATCAATAGAAGTTTTTCATTGGGCGGATCTTCTTGGGCATACTTCTTCCAGACATTAAGGATCAGGGATTCTTTTTCATTGAGGGGTTTTGCCGTTGGGCCGGATGCAAGAATGGCCTTGGCTTGCACAAATCCTTTCAGACAGATTGAGAATAGGCTTTTATTTTCAAGAAGGATTTTTGCTTCAGGGAGGGGATTGTTGGAAAGCACCTTTTTGGCATAGGGGCTGGTGACAAAGAAACCATCAATGCCAATATTGACTGCGGAGTTCAATTGAATGGATGTTTGAGGATAGGTGAAAACGGTGAAGGGTTCTTTCAACAAGTCATCATAGACAGCCATTGATTCTTTTATTCTCTCCGGTGGAAATTCTTTCAAGGCTTTGTTCAGTTGGATCATGGCGGTTTCAGTTGACTTCATTTTCCATCTGGTCTTCCTGACATTCGGCAGGGTCAACCAATATCGGAACAGGCGGCAAGGGATCGGCCAGTTGTCCAGGCAATAGCGTTCAGTCAGATAATGATATTTTGGTTTGTTGGCTTCCATCTCAAAGACTCTTTTGTTTCGGATGGACTCCTTCAATCTCTGGGTTCTCTTCTCTTTGGATGGCAAGGAACTTTCATCTCTTCTGTCAAGGGACATGGCTTCACCTTCTTTCAAGGAATCTTCGGTGAACCCGCAAGGGTTCGAATTATGAAATAATTCCTCCTTGGACTCTTGTTTGATTAACTCTAATTTTGTGCATAGATTTTCTCTGCTCTTGTCCATAGATTTTCTATGCACCAGTGCATAGATTTCAGCCTCATGAATCCGATAGAAATTCTTGGCAGGCAGACCTTTCTTGACAACCGTGATGATCCCCAGATCCTTGAGGGTCTTGATGATTCTGAAGTGGGTGTTGTTTGAAATGGTCATGAGGGTTTGGAACTGAGGCAGGGTGAAGAAGATTTCAGAGTCCTTGTCAAAGCCTTCCTTTGTTTTGATCAGAGTGGCTTGCTTCTTCAGCAGAATGCAGAGCCATTCAGCCGCCTTGTTTCCCAAGGATCTGCTCAAGCTGTGGATGTTCAGATAAAAGCCGGAATCAAGAGTCTTGATTCTGTCAAGAGGGGTTTGAACAATAGGGGCAGGATTTCCGTTCACGGCAAGACCTCCTTTGAAACTTTTATAATGTTTAGAATTTCAACTGAGATGCGGAGCAGAAAGGGCCACTTCAGAAAGTGGCTAAAAGAGGATTGACTTTTTTTTGGGAATATCGGAGAATGTGGGCATCTTTAGGTTTTCCGGCGAAAGAATACCTGGATGAAGAAGGCCCACACAGGCCGATAAAGAAAGCCACTCTACTTCTGAAGAGTGGCTTTTCTTTTTTTATTCTCAAAAAATAATTTCACTTGTTTGGCAATCAGGTCATCTGGTGCGGCTGTGATCCTTTTGATGTGAATGTGCATTGCAGTTTCCAAAAAATCTTTCTTGTGGATGTCCTTGATCCCTTCTGCCAAACAGTCAAGCAATTCTTTTATCTGCTCAATCTTCTCAATTGTTCCCACCAACAATCTCCGGTGAAAAAAACTATCTATACAAATTATAGATTGATCCGATGATCATACAAATAAACAAGACAAAGATCAAGAGTCTTTTAGAAAATCTATATACCTTAGTTCCTCACCGTTCAAATTATCGGCATCACCTTTTTTCAACAACACCGCAACTGGAATTATTCCGTGGGAACTCAGGCGGTTTCCCAAATCTTCTGTTTCCTTTCTGGCATCTGAATCAAGAATGATGATCACCTTCCTGGGATCTTTTTCCAAGATCATGTTGAACTGAGCATTGGTGATCTTCTTGCCCATCAACCCAACTGCCTTTTCTCCAAGCCGCCACACATCAAGGATGCCTTCAGTGATCAACATTGAATCACCCTGCTTCACTGAGTCAATGTTGTAGAGAGTTTGCTTTGTGGTGATGATTGAATTTTTCTCAGGGCAATTCACATATTTTGGTTTGCCCTCTTCTCTGATGAGTCTGATTGCAACATAAGTGACAAGCACACTGTTCAAATAAAAAGGAACAATAATAGACCAAGGAATTTGGGCGGAACTGTGGCTTGGTTTCAGGTCATATTTTTTTATGGTGGAATCAGGGTTGTGTTTTCTGGATTTCAGAAATTGGATGTGAAGATCAGGCCAGTTGTCAGCCAGGAGGGGAAGTTTGACAAGATGTGTTTTTGGTGCGGGAGTTTTCCTTTCTCTGTGCAAGAAAGGAACTTGAAATTTTTCTATGATTTCATAAATGACTTGGCGGCTTGGGTTCCCTTCAATTTCTTTTATCAGAGAATAGAGGGAACCCGAAGCACCACACCGCCAGCAGTTGAAGAACTTCCCTTCAAGATTGATCCCAAAATGGTTTGAAGGGTCATTGCAGAAAAGACATTTTGTTCCGATCCAACCCGCTGAAATGTTCTTCCCTTCGGCTTCAAAAGGGATGTCAGAGTCAGTCAAATAGTCTTCAATTGAGAAATTGAGGGTTCTGTCCATAGGATTCCTTCAAAATGTCCTGGGAAACAGCGGAAACGGGTGATCCTGGCGCATATCCTGGCAAGACTATATCAGATGACCTGGGGAAAGCCAAGCCCTTCAGAACGGCTCCTGCTTGCTCACAGGGGAGAGGCAAAAGCCGTTCTATATAGCATCCAATCCAGGGGCTTCCCATTCAGGATGGTGGGAGTCCTGCCGATCAGGAAAGGGCCAAGGCTGTCAGCGGTTGTGAGTCCATTTTCAATGACTCCTGGCAGGCTCAAATCAAGGATGTTGTTTCCATCCAGTTGAAGCCAGCAATGAAATTCCAAAGGCGGATTGAAGTGGAATCCATATTCAGATTCCAGGTCAGAACTTTGGATCATGAGGCTTCCAAAACAAATGAAGGCAGAGTTGGGAAGGAAGCCTGCGGCAATCTTTGCTTTCCTGTCACAGTCAAAGAAACGGTTCAACCCAACCAGCTTGGAAAAGATTCCTCTGATGATTTCTTCCTTCAGGAAGTCACCCTGGATTTCATAATCTTCATTGCCGGTCAAAACTGGATCATGTTTTTCCCTTGTGGAAAAAGCTGTGGTCACTTTCATTTTGTTGCCCTCTCTTTTTCACAGCCATCCTTGGTCTTGATAAATTTGAAGCCGATGGATGCAATGGCTGGCAAGATAGTGATAGGGATCAAGGAAGTCCACAATGATTGCTTCCTCTTTGCCTTCGGCCAAACGGAAGGCTCTGCCGATTCCTTGCAACGTGCTGATTTCTGATTTCAACCCTGCGGCATAGACGATGACATCAAGGGTTGGAATGTCAATGCCTTCCTTCCAGGTTGCCGTTGCAATGACTGTTTTGATTTTCTTCTTGATGAACAGTTGCCGGATCTGCTCCTTGTCTTCGGTTGCATACTGAACAAACACCGCTTGCTGTCCTGCGTTCTCAAATAGCTTCAGCAGTTGGTTCCCATGTTCAATCTCTTTGACGATGACAAGACAGGTCTTTCCCTGCTCGTTGTATCTGGTAATATTTTTCAGGATGATTCTGTTCCTTGTCAGATTCTTCACAACTCCGTTGACATAGATGTCAGAATATTTTCTATAGTTTGCAATGGCTGTGTTGTATGGAACTTTTTCAAGTCTCACTTTTGGTTTCACAAGCACCTTCCTTCTCACTCCTTCCTTGATTGAAAATTTGTTGAGAACAGGGCCAAGCAAGCCTTCAGAAAAAAGAACCTTCTCCTTCTCCTTGTGAAGTGTTGCGGTGAATCCGAACCGTGCGGGTGCTGTGTTGACCTTCAGGAATTTTCCATAGGATGATTTGTCAGAGAAACAGTGATGGGCTTCATCAACAATGATCATGTCAAAATAGGTTGAATAGTTCTTGGCAATCCTTGACATGGTTTGAATGGTTGCACAGACAACTTGACCAGACAAGTCTTTTTCTTTCCCTGTGAACCTTGAGGTCTTGATCCCAAGTTTTTCCATCTCAACTGAAACCTGATTGATGATTGCCACACTGTGACAGAGGAACAAAACTTTTTTGGTTGAGCCATATGAATTGATGATGCCCATTGCAATGATTGTTTTGCCTGCTCCTGTGGCGGCTTGAATTATTCCTCTGCCTTTGGTGATGGCATTCCTGATGATTGTCTTCTGATAATCTCTCAAGGTGATTTCACCGATGGAATCAACCTTTGGATTCAGGATGGTCAACTGCTCTGATTCATTCTCAACCGTGATGCCAAAGTTTCGATTGGCAAGGGACTTCTCAACCCTTGGAAGCAGGCCGGTCAAGAACTGGCCTGTCTTCCGGTTGATGGCATAGGCGGGAACGATCCTCTTCCGCTTGCCCTTGGGACTTGGAAGGATGATTGTTTTTTTGAACTCAAGGAACTTGGCAATGTGTGGGATCAGGTCTTTGCTTGCTTGGCAATAGACAGGATTCATGACAGTGATTGTTTTTGTGTTCATTTTGTTTTCCTTCATTGGGCGGCGGCTTTCAGATCAGTCTCAGGGGCTTTCCATTTTTTGATTGGTTCATTGTCTCGAATGGAGTTCTCCTTTGACCATTGCCAGATCCTTCCATAAATTACTTTCGGAGTGATGTGTCCATCCTTCTTGTAATATTTTTCCTTGAGGATTTCCGCCTGCCTGAAACTTCTGGAATATTTGTCTTGAAATTCTCTGAGCCATCTGCGTTTCATCAACTCAGGATTATATTTCTTTTTCTCCTTCTCCTCTTTTATTTTGAGAACAGTTTGCTTGGCTTCCGCTTTCAGTTTGTTCAGGTGTTTCATGTCCATTGATACTCTCCCAGGTTTGGTGTTGCCGGTTGTCTCCTTAATTTTCAAGGATGGTTGGAGTTTCCTTCTCTTCATTGATGAACAGGTTGCCAATTGCTTCATCTTGGCAACCCTTGCAAGCCACATCTGAGCCTTCTGTTCTTCTTGGGCAGGAATCACATTCCGGCCAATCATTTCTTGTCATGGCTGGTTCCTTTCTGAGATTGATCAGTCAACCTTCCATCCATCATTGATGATTGCTTCAATGGTAGAATAGACAGTTGAGGGAAGGCTTTCAAACTCCTTCATGGTTTTCGGCAACATCAAGATGTTGGCTTTGTGAACAGTGGTTGGATTGTTTGCATGGATGACACCTTCTTCCATGTCAGGGAATGGCCCTCTCTTCAATGGCAGGAACGGGAAGCAAGGCCAGAGTTGCGGATTTTTTATCATGCCTACATCATCACGATAGATCATTATTTCTCTTTCTTCTGCTGTCAAATCTTCAGGTTGTTTCATTGTGGTTCTCCTTATTCGTTGAGATAACAAACATAAAAAACATCCGAATTGTTTTGAGAGGAATTGCGCCTTGCATATTCCGCTGTTTTTTCCTTTGCTTCTTCTGCGGAGCCTGTGAAGTGTTCTGTGATTCTGGATTTCTCAAGTGTTGCTTTTCCGGCAATCAGAGTGACTTCAACCACAGTGAGGTTTGCCTTCATGATTCGTTCTCCTTGTCCAACTCTCTTTGCTTTGCGCCAACTGCTTCAGCTTCTTCCTTCCCTGACACATTCCGCCCATCGTTGAAGCCGAAGGGAAACCTCACCCCAGGCTTCTTGATGCACCACAAATGATATTGATTGGAAGTGTCAAGCAATCGGGATTCAGCAGGATAGAGTTCAACCGCTTCACACTCTTCACCCACCAACTCATTCTTGATTCTTTGCAAGTGTCTCCAATCATGAACAGGGTGCTTGTCCAGCCGCTTGATTGAAAGATAGATCAGTTCAGGCCAGCCTTCAGGCTTCTCCGGTTCTCTTTGAACAATGACCTGATAAATGTTGTTGATATAAATTTCATTGTACCTTCTTTGATCTTCGATGATGGAAACAATCCTGGCCCTTGCTTTCATTTCACTCAAGCCATAATGCTTCATGACTTCTTGAACAAGGGACTCAAGTTCTTGTGGTGTTTTGTTGGTCATCTCTGCTGGCTGGAACGGC